TCACTTAAATAAGTGATACTGGTTGTCTGGAGATTCAGGGGGCCAGTCTATAATAGCAGTGCGGTTAACTTCCCTCACACTCACCAGAAGTGATTCCAGACGCGTAACGGTGAAACTCCCCGGCCCAAGATTATCCAGGGCCACCAGCAAACGAGCTGTAAGCTCTGCGTCGCTGTCGTTCAGCGTTTTCACCATTCTGGCCGCTACACCTGTGCTATAGCGAGATATCCAGATAGCATGGGCAATCGATTCATCACGCAGCCGTTCATTCACTGTTTGCATCATTGATTCCCATCAGCGTTACGCCCTGATTTTTTAATTCATCGATCACTTCCTCTGGACGGGAATCCTGATCGATAAATTTCAACGCCTGCAACACCCGAACCGCATCAATCTGACGTATATCACCACCCTGACGCAATGACTGAACAGCCAGCGCGGAGGATGAGTCAAACACCTGGGCAGATACATCCAGCTCAGTGCGCACATCCACATTGCCGCCACAACTCTCTCCGATCCATTCCGCCATTATCTGGAGAATATTATCGAGGGCATCTTCGAGGGAGTTCGCCATTGTATAAAGCGGCGAGTTTTCCTGCATCCGTTCTTCATTGGTCTGATCCACAGATTTAGTGGATGTATTTTCAGCCCGAAGAAGTTTAGCGCCGGCATGACGCATCTGATTTTCCAGTTTCTCCAGAGATATTTCGCCAGACTCTATCGCGGCACCGCTATGCTCAACATATTCAAGGCCATTTTTTGCCCTGTCATCAAAAATCGTCGCGGTCGATGCTCCTACCGTCAGTTCTTCGTTCCTGTCCAGTCCGTAAGCCACCAGCAATGGAACCCGAGCAACATGCAGAATATTGTCCTGCTCGCTCTGGCTTTGCCAGTGCTTGATATTCAGCAAGCCAAGATTAAGCAATGGCGGTGTACCGCGCATAAACCCGATTTTCTTCGTGTAAAGCGTTACCAAGGGAATATCATCACGGCTGGTTTCCCATGACTCGTGAAGCGTCCAGACAGATTCACCATTAGTACCTTCGCTGCGTCGATAAATTTCAACGCGACGGGACATGATATGGCGGATCTGCTCCACCTTCTTCTGCCCGAAATCATCACCATCGATAATGATGACTTCTTTTATACGCAAATCTGTGAGAACAACTTTTCCTTTTTCAACTTTCGATTTCCACCCAATAACCTGACGGGGATTCAGCATCGTAACGTATGGGCGACTACCAACCGCATTTTCATCAGCTTTTGTCCGAATCCCTTTCATATCTGTTCGAGGATAATCCACCAGCGCATGCGCCACGCCATACTGAAGCGCTAGACAGAAAAATTGCTGCGCCCATACATCCAGTCGACTCCCCTCCATGTCGATATTTTCTGCATATTCCCTGATTTTTTCCGGCGTCTCTTCACTCAGCACTGTCGGCTCTGCAAATATGCGCCCAATATTTTGCTTAATACTTTCTTCATACACAGGAAGTAGCGTAGCCACAGACAAGCGTTTTTTATATGTATCTTCATCTTCATTAGGCCATTTAGGGAGATAATTTTTCCCCTGCCTGCGCATTTCAAGCGTGCCACCCATCAGTGCGTCGTTAATATCCCACGCCTCCAGCATATCGTTATAGTCGAGGTTGGGTGTTGATATATCAGCCATAATTAAATCCGAAGTGATGTAACTCTTCCGGTCGGTTTGACAATAGGGAATTGCTTAACAATAAAATAACCTCCGGCATCATTCGGGTGATCGTTGCCAGATTTTTTATCAGGCTCACCCTTATCATCCCAGACCTGTTGCTCCAGAGATTCGGCATATACCGGACAACGCTTCACATTAACTTTATAGCGACGCTCACCATTGGCATTGCAGAACATTGCATTCATTGAGTTAACGCGATCTTTTACTGGCGGATTCGAACTGTTTACAACAACGTTAAAACCAGCCTGTTTAAGCTGAGCAATATCCGTCGCACTTGCGTTATTTGATTTTCTGGAATCCCCGGATGCATCAGGATAAATATAAATTTCCCTTACTTTCCGATAATCATTCCCGTCATATAACCAGAAGCGCTCTTTAATAATACGGATCATATCTGGTGTATCGTAAGCGTTAATGATTTCAGTTACTGCGCATGGAAGCCCAAAACGTAACACATGAACGACTCCAGCCATTTTTCCGACGTTAAAATCCATCCCGATATATATCGGCTCACCTGGCTGTTCCTCTTCTTCGCAATTATTCAGTTTTCGGTCAAACTGATGGTAAACAGTACCACTTGTCAGGTTAGTAAACTGTCCTCGAAGATAGGCTTTAATCAGCTCTGGAGGATATGACTCAAGGAGCGAGGGAATGTAATCTGCTGGCAAATTCTTTTCATTATCGAAAGTAGATGCCTGCACCAGACCATACAGTGAGGCCAGCTCTGTTTTTTCACGTACGGCTTTAACAAACTGCTCGTAGACAAATTTGAATCCTTCCGGCGTGGTTGTAACGTCAATACCGTTACGAAGTCCATCAACCTTATAACGCATACGCGCAATTATCTTGCGCCACGCTGTTCTGGCTTTTTCCTTCGGCAAAATGTCCAGTTCATCCACCAGCGCATTACCAATTTTGAAACCGACGATCGTTTGCGGCTTCTCCATCGTTCTGCAGATAGTGGTTCCACGATACTGACGTCCGTAATAAAAATGAACTTCTTTATTTCCCTCGTTAATTTTTACATTTAGCCCCCAGTCGGCAGCAACTTCTTCAACTGTAGGATAAAAAATATCGCGAATTTGTGGATATGTAGGCGCAAAATATCCCTGATTTATACCCGGATGCTCCCAAATCCCCTTACATATGCCACCACATCCAACCCATGTTTTACCGCTATTGTGATGAATCGTCCCATCAGCAGTTACGTAGCAGTTATTATCCAATACCTGGAGGTCATAATATGGCTCGGCCTTCTGCAACAGTGTTACACTCAATATGTTGCAGGTTTCGATTAAGGAGTTTGGTTTTGACGCCTCTTGACCGTTTAATTTGTGATTTAGCACATCCAGAACGTACCGTTTCAGAAGTTGCTTCTCTGGCAGGTTGTGACCGCAGTCATGTTTATCGTTGCATATCTCGTTATGGGTTAACGCTGAAACAACACCAGAAGCCTGTCCCTCGAGAAAGTGCGAAGGACAGAATCCTCGCTCTTGCTGATGGTCACCGTACGTCGGCAGAGATCGCGGCGGAAGTTGGTTGCACAGAAAAGCACGTTCAAAATATTCTCCGAATTCACAACGCCAACCGGCTACCCTGTGGCGCCAGAAAGGGTGAGTTGAACCCCAGCTTTCGTGGTGGTCGAATTGTTGATCTGGATGGATATGCCGTTGTTCCAGCGCCTGCTGACCATCCATATATGCGCAGAACAGGCATGATGTTTGAACATCGTTTGATCGCTGAAAAGAAGCTGGGGCGTTATCTGCTGCCATCAGAAGTTGTTGACCATATAGACGGGCTTCATCTGCATAACACCCCAAGTAATCTGCGAGTTTTTGATTCAAACGTGGATCACCTGCGTGCAACGATTTCGGGACGGCGGCCAAACTGGTCAGAAGAAGGTTTTGCGAAGATGCAAATACCTTCACCGATTCGTCCAGACTATCCACAGATCGATAGCTACCGTCAGCGCAAAAAACGCGGTGATGTCCGCTTGCTACAAATTCTCCTCGCTGCGTCACTACTCGGTATAGATTCGACACACCTTTTGGGTACGCACCACCACTTAGCGAAAGCTCAAATCGATTATTCTCATCCGACCAAGATAAAACGCGCATTGGTCGAGTTATTTCCTGAATGGGTAGAATCCCATTCTCTGTAACCACAGGCGTACTTCCCCTCAGGCAACCAAAACCAGCAACATAGGCTTTAAATTTATGAGGCATAGAAAGAAATCGCGCCTGAGGCACATTAAGCGTCGGAGAGATCATCTTCATCACTCCTCACTCTGGCATCAACCACATTAATATTGATCGCCACAGGCTGGGGATGTTCATTACCCTCCACCGTTTCGATCTCTTTGCGCAGTTTCTGGTTTTCCATTCTGCGCCGTTCAATTTCCAGTTCCTGCAGTCGCTTATCTGCACATAATGCCCCGCCAGCGGAAAGCAAACGCAATAATTCACGCCGGGCGGCAGCTTTATTCTCCAGCAGGATCTCAACGCCGAATTTTCCGAGCTTTGCTCCTGCATACAATTGCCGCGCATTTCCATCAAGCAAAGTGGTATCAGCCATATAAAGCTGACCTGTACCTTCTCCACCGCATTTCGGACAGTCTGGATTTGGTATGGCGCTATCAACGAAACCGAGGCCACCATATTCAGGTTCTGGTTTACCATCTTTGGATGCCTGCGCGGCAGCCCTGTCAAATTCTGCTATATCGCGCCACTGATAGAGGTGATTCTCCCCCCAGCAATAGCGACAGTTAACACGGCGAAATTGCGCAAGCTGATTGGGATCAGCCTGCACGATGGCCATCAACTGACTCACCAGTAAATCCAGGTCTGCGGTATAGCGTTTCTGGTAATGATTGCGAAAGTAGCTGATGGCACGAAAAACCCTGGCATTTCTAAGCATACGACTGGCATTGCTGTTTGCTGTCGCACCTTGCCCCTCGTAACCAGCCAGGCGGTATGCCTCTGTCGGCTTTTTCCCCTGAGCAACCAACATGGCGAATTTTGCCTGCTGGTCAGAAATACCGAATTCATCGGGGCAAAACGAAATTTCTTCCGTGTCCCCCTCAATCAGGAGTGCATCGGATACAGCCTTTTTTTTCTGAGATTTTCCGTTTTGCTTTTGCGCAGTCTGCGCAGTTTTTTTTCGCGCACTTTTTTGCGCAGTTTTGCGCACTTCTGTCTGCGCATTTTTCGGAGGTTTCTTGATGTAACGACGGGCTGTTGCGTAATTCAGTCCCTTTGCTTCACACCACGCCACCGGAGATACACCGGAGCGGGTGTATTCAGCAATATATTCCTGCTGCAACGCCCCCCAGTCCGGTCTGCTCATCAGTTAGTCCTGATTTTTATCCACCCTGAGTAATGCACGCAGAGCAAAGGCATCCCCTTTTCTGGCAAGCTTAAACAATGCCGCCCGTAGCTCGGCTTCACCTTTCGCTCTGCCCTTACGGATGGACGCATAAAAATTTGTCATTGTTTCCCGATTTTCTTTCAGTCTGTTCAGATCAACATCCAGAACGTCAGCGATTTGTTGTGCAGTCATCCGGCATGCTGCCAGAGACTCGACTTTCGAATACGGAATCATTTATCACCCCCATTGATATGCAGGGTGTCTTCTTCCTGTATTTTTCGTGAAGGATTTTTACTGCAGCGTTGTTCCAGGTGACCTGATGGTGAATGCGTTTATGGCTGGCGCCCATCAGTGAGATTTTTACGCACGACGGCGCATACATGACGGAGTAAAAACTTTTAACGTAGGTACCGGAATCCAGATACAGTTCGGTCATTCCGCCGCTGTTTTTCTGCGTTTGCTTCTGCCCTAACTGGACAGCGCCAATCGTCAAAAACAATTCACCACGACGACCGAGATTCGTGTATGTATTCACATCCTCGTTAATACGCCCCATAAATGAGAATGGTCGGTCAACAGAACAAATAAAGCTGTTCATTGCTTTGCGTTTCACCCATGCAGCATGACCACCATTATCACCAAGAAAGTCTCCCCCCTGCGCCATAGCGATGGAAAGCGCAGGAATTGATTCGTAATACGCCAGCATTTCAGAAAGGATCGCGTCCAGTTTCCTTATCGGAAAATAAGCCTGGTCATAGTTGCGATCTACCCGAAACTGAAACTCGTGATAGTCGTCATCAAGCTGGATGTAGTATTTACACCCAACCTTTTTTGCCAGGCCCAAACAGGCATTCCTGGCATAAAAGATTGAACGTCGATCGCCAAAGTTGTCGGCTTCGTCAAAACGACTGGCGATATCGGCTTTGGAAAACACCAGCACCTGCTCACCAAATTCTGCTACGTACTGATGCCGGGTTTTATCTTCATCATCAACAACGATAAAAATTTTCCCGGTATAGCCAGCACGACGCAACGTCCGGTAAGTCAGAACTTTGTCCGGTCGCCCGTGAGTCAGAATAAAGGCGCAAAAATCATCACGCATATTACTCCTCCTCGCCATGCATGATCTCCACCATGCGCTGCGTCATCCTGACAAACCCATTTTCAATTGCCTGCTGATAATCAATGATCACCAGAGCCGATTCCTCAAAAAGGCTCTGAATTTCAGCGGGGGCGTGAGCGTAATAGTCCGCGATTCTGCTGAAATTAAACACCGTGTGACGTTCTGCCGCGCACAGAAGGAATTTCTCAATATCAGGATCAAGGGACACCGAACGTGTCCGGCTGATCAGCTCCTGAGTTTTCGTATCGTCGTACAGTTCACAGATATCCGGTTTATCGCCTGACGGCTCATAAACAGGCGTATCAATTTTCGTCGTATACGGCTCCTCCTCATTTCCTGTACCAGGCAAAATATCCGTCAACAGTTCATCAATTTCTGTCGGGCTGAAGCCTGTCAGGGAGACATCAAAATCAGCATTAATTAGGTCCGACAGCTCCATCCGTAACAGATCTTCATCCCAGCCAGCATTCATCGGCAGGCGATTATCTGCCAGACGGTACGCCTTTTTCTGATCATCCGTCAGACCAGACAGAACGATGACCGGAACGAAATCCATTTTGAGCACTTCAGCCGCCATAACGCGACCGTGACCCGCAATAACTTCGCCCTTTTCATCAATCAGCACCGGATTAGTCCAGCCAAATTGCTTAATGCTTTCTACCAGTTGCGTCACCTGCTCAGGGCTGTGTGTCCTGGCATTGTGTGCATACAGAGACAGCTCTTGTAACGGGCGATAGACGATCTTCAATTTCTCGCTCATACAGCCTCGCTTTATTAATAAAAAAGCCCGCTATCGGCCAGTGCGCAGGGTGCGCGGCGGGTGCAGATAACGAGCTTTGACATTATCGAAGCCCCCTATCAAAGGAGCTTCTGTAATGTCAGTCCAGAACGAACGTAACCTTTGTATTTGTCGCTCGCCGTACAAGACGCGCTGCTTCGCGTTGCATTTCATCGATAACTTTTGGCGTCATCGGCTAATGCGCATATTTACATTCAATCACTGCAAAAAATCCCGTTCATCGTTTCGCTGTCTGGTGGGATAACTTCAACGTTTAATCGTGCCATTGGTTTGTGCTGCCCTGTTTTTCTCAAAAGTCCTGATATCAGCCTTATCCCTGTTGCACTGTGCTAACGCTGACAACAATGCAACATTCAGGTTAAGGCTTGCCCCCCACGTAAACGGGTCGGGTAAATCTGGCTGGGGTGTTTCAGCCGTCAGACTGGCTGGTAACGGAACCACCGGCACCGACACGTATACCGTTCGCGTATTCGTGCAACCGCTTAACTGCGCCAGAAGGAACGATACGAACAGCGCAATCATCATCCGCAACAGCCACTTTGATATCTTTCTGGATTCTCTGTGACTCCAGTGCGATCTGCTGTTTTGCATGCTGGTTAGCCTCTATAACTGTGTTGATGATTTGCAGTGATTGCAGGACGTTACGGGTAATGGCTGTTGCTGATTCAGCATTTCGTACAGCCTCATCAGCGCGCTCCTTTTCGTGTTGATATTTGCTGTAGTAATGCCCGGCATACCAGATAAAAGAACCGATGACGGTAACAAAGAAGGCAACAATAACCAGCTTATATCTCAGCTTCATTTACCACCCCACCAGCTTCTTTAAATCGGGCAATCAGGTCACCGATTCTATGTTCATACTGACCGTAACCAGCGCCCGGCAACGAAGCCCAGATATTGCTGCAACGGTCGATTGCCTGACGAATATCGCCGCGGTCAATCATCGGTAATGCGCCACGCTCTTTAATCTGCTGCAGCGCTACAGCATCCTGACTTTCTGGAGAAAAATCTTTCAGGCCAAGTTGCTTGCGGTAGGCATCCCACCAGCGTGAAAGAAGCTGGTAACGTCCGGCGGCTGTTGATTTGAGTTTCGGATTTAGCGTGACAAGTTTGCGGGGGTGATCGGAGTAATCAGTGAACAGTTCGCCACCGACAATAACATCATAACCGTGATTTCTGGTTTTCTACCGTCCGTTATCCGTTCCTTCTGACCATGCCACCATATCAAGGAAAGCTTTACGCTGGGAATTCAGTGTCTGCATTAATTACTCCTTATGGGCACCAAACTTGTTACCGATGACCCTCATTGCCGCACCACGAATAGCATCAACACCAATCAGCCCCACCCCACCACCAATGGCAACAGAAAGTGATTTAGGCCATCCGACATACTCAAGCGCGGATGCAAAAGTCAACGTCAGAGCACCACAGAGCAAAATCTCAAGCGTTTTTCGTTTCCAGCCCCCACCACCGCCAAAATAGGCGATGCGCAAACCAGCCATAACGATCGACATAATCACTGCACCCAGCGGTGTATCTCCACGCCACCAGCTCTGAAACAACTCCAGCCAGTCCGGCCAGGTATTTGGGTTATGAGGCATTTCATCATCTCTCACCTCGCACATATCGCGGGTGCAAATTGAGGGAATAAAAAATCCCCGAATATTCCGGGAGCGGAAACGGGGAAAGGCGTTGCACTAAATGGGCCTGTCTGCGGCCTTAAATAAAAAACCCCGGCAAATGCCGAGGTCAGTTAATCGTTGCCGCTGTTAGTGCCGCGGTGCACTATCTCTTTATCAGGCTACTTACGCGTTAAACCGGGTGCCAACCGTAACTCAGTGATGCTTTACGCTTCCTCTCCTTCACTACGTCGCCATGGGAGCCCGACCAGATTAACGCTGTCGTCACGTTGCCAAAATATGGCATCCAATGAATTCTTTTTATTTAGCTATTTCATTTTTCTATCCGTCAGAAACAACAAAACCCGCTCGGTGGCGGGTTCTATTAAAGTTCAATTGCACTTGGTTCGCCTCGCGATACAGCTTTGCGAAGCGTAGCTGAATTGAATCAGTTTATTGGCAAAAATGCAATAACTTTTTTATTGGCTTTCTCCGCATAACGCTAATTTCATTGGTATATACAGAATGTGCTCAGCAACACTCAACCATGCGTCAATGCGATTTCTGCAAGTTTTCAAGCTCCAGCCAGGGCGATACTCATTTAACTGTTGTGCCATTTTCAGCTTACTCATCCCCCGTCCCTCATACCGTTGTCGAAGGACGCTAATCAATCCCGGATGTTCTGTCAGCACCTCACTTATAACCCGATCAATACATAACGCCTCTGCATCAGTACAATGCGCCAGCCAGCTCTTTTGCTTCCCGTTGATCATCTCACGTAAAAATGCTTCCAGCTCCGGCTTCTCTATTCCCGCTTTTTTCATCCTGCGCAGGGCTTCATTGACGGCTGTTTTCGTCAATTTTTTGGATGCCAGCAACTGGTTAAACATATTTCCCATCTTACCGCCGCCAATATACGACCAGCGCCCCCACATGCGCAGTTTTCCCTGAATCCAGACACTTTCCAGCGTGGTGAGACGAAGGTGTTCCCCGCTTTTGCCTGTATTTGTTGGGTAAATCATAAATAACCTTCCTTTCTCCAGATTTCTTGTGTGCGAAAAACACCTTCTGCATGCATCAGGCGCAATTCTTCTTTGGTGTAATCACTGGTTTTTACCCGCCCGTCGATTAAATCGTGGCACGAGCTACAGGCAATCGCTGCCTGCATATCGTGTGGCTTTATCGCTGTTCCGCACGTTCCCGCCAGTCGGTAATGCGCCGCACGGATGTTTCGGGATTGTGATTGCAGTAGCCAGGAATTCTGACTGTACACATCTGACCTTTTGCCGCTTTACGTAAATCCACCATTACGCAAACTCCAGCAGCTGCGCGGCCACATTTTCGACTTCCTCCAGAGAGGAGAATTTACGGAACAGGATCCAGTTCCACAGGACGTTAAGTACGGCTTTATAAACCTGTTGAAATTCAGTTTCGTCCATATTCGCAAAAGCAATGGACTTCGCCCGACGCCCGCGGCTACCGTCTGGATAAAAATGCTCGGTGTAGAAGCCGGCCTGAATGGTCACCCACTCGCGGAAAGCGTCAAATGATTTGAGCAATGCCATATCCTGGGTTCTGCGTGTCGCAACGGTATTCAGATATTGTTCCGCGGCATCACTCAGAGCTGGCGTATGTTCCCTGCCTACTGATTCACACAGGTAATCAACGAAGCCGAACACCATTTCTCGTTCGCGAGGTGTGATCGCCCCACCGCTCGGAGTCCAGTAATCGAATCCAAGTTGCAGAAGTTTGAAAAAACGCTTGTGAAATGCATAGTTACGCACACGCTTAAAATCAGCATGTATCCACTCGCCTATTTTGATTTGATGCAGAAAATCGCAACTCTCCGGTGTCGCCGGGAGCAGTAAGCCGGAAGATGTTTGTTTAACCAGTTGTATATGCGCCATCGTAGTTCTCCGCTGGCGCAGTAGAATGGGTGTTCAGCCCGTTGTGTAGTATACCAGAATCAATGCCAATACTAACAGGATGCCCTGACTCGCAACTCATCTGGCAATTTATCATTTCCCATAATATCACTATTCCTCATCGGTAAAAAAATTGCCTTGCGACCATTCCGATACATCATTGCTTTTTGTGTATCAGGGAAATAATCCATTTCAACAATAACTGACAGATCATCACAACGTATGACTGCAAATTTAGCGCCAAAAGATTTCTGTGATTTTTTCACGATGCCTCCAAGTCTCTAAGGAAAGAGGTTTATATCTACCTGGAGGCAAAAATATATATACACAGAATATTTATTTCATGTTGTATATTTGATTATTTAATGTGCAGGTGCAATGACTTTTATTTATTGCCGCGCATATAATCAAATATGTGATCATCTTTCATCCTTCGTATTCGACAGACAATAAAAAACCCGCCGAAGCGGGTTAGGTGCGGGTGCGTTGAGGATGCCTGACACATCAGAGGTGGCGAGGGATTTCTCCCTCGCCAGGTCTCTTACTCCTCAGGTTCGTAAGCTGTGAAGACAGCGACCTCCGTCTGGCCGGTTCGGATTCGTACCTCGCAGAGGTCTTTCCTCGTTACCAGTGCCGTCACTATGACGGTTAAACAGATGACGATCAGGGCGATTAACATCGCCTTTTGCTGCTTCATAGCCTGCTTCTCCTGTGTAAGTTCACAGAGATATTGCTCGCCTGGATACTGTTTCTTATCGGTTATAGTGGTCATATCACTCTCCTTTTCCCTTAAGCATTGCAGCGCGACAGGCATTCCAGCCCTTCACATAACCTACCATCATCAACTGGTCATTCATGGCGGGCAGCATTGTGCGGGACGTACTGATTTCCTCCGGCACTACCGGAACTGACGGCACAGACAGTAAAGCCTTGGCCATACACATTGCTTCCAGTCCTGTAGCCTCAGCTATACCGTCACGAATAAGTTCAAGCCCCTCTTTTGTTAACAGTTTCATTCTTTTATACATGACTGGCACCACCGGCTCTGCTTCCAGTGATGCCAGCGCGACTTTAAATGCGGTAAGTACGTTTTTAACCACATCGATTTTGAATACTATTTCATCACATACAAACGATTTATCGTCTACTACCGTTTCAATTCCGGTAATCGTGTTTTGTAGCCATTTGGTTAATTCAGTCATTTTTCATTACCGCCCTTTCAGGCGGTCTCCTGATATTCTGAGGGTGCAGAAATCCCTCCGGTTAAGGATTTAATAAAAATCACTTCTGATTTAAATTTTCAGTATTTTGTTGTCAGGTGGTTTATCGTCTTTATCTTTCAGCCTTATTTCTCAGCCATACACAAACAGGGCCATCTTCGGTGTCATATATCGAACCAATAAACCATCCATCGCCCTCTGGTCGTTCCGGTTCCCATGCAGAAATATCAGCATCACAAGCATCAAAGTCAGCACATCCTTCGTCTCTGAAGCAGAGGACGTATTGAAGATTATTTTCCTCCATCCAGGCGTTAAACTCTTCCGTTGAAATATATTCCCGACCATCACAGAATTTTTCATATTCAGGATGCGTCCAGCAGCCATATTCATCACGTACTACTGGTATTTCTCTAATTTATTTCATTTCTGTTCTCCCACGTTTTCAGACTTTCACCACAGAACGGGCAAAAACACATTGCAACACCACGACCGATATATTGCCCAGAGTGAATTTGAGCAATATCTATGCCTGACTCGCCGGTGTTTATGTTCACACGTTCCGGGATAAATATGCCTTTACTCTTGTAATGTTGGATTTCCATATTCGAGAGATTTTGCCAAAGCCGCGCACGGTTCTATCTTGTTGCCATTAACCTGACATTTTGATGCGTTCACAGTACCACCTCCTGAAAATTTCCCCTCCAGAAAGCCAGCACGCGCTGCATAGCTTCGCTCTGACGGCACTCGCGACAAATTATGTTCTGTCGCCTGTTGTAACGGCGTATTTCACCATCCGGCAATGAATAAATCAGGTCGGGGTCGCTCTTCTTTTTCGCTGTACCTTTCGACATTTTTTTGCAGGCCTTTATCCAGTCCTTACGCGCCTGCTCCGAAGGAAATATCCCATGCCCCGAGCCATATACTGCACCACTGACCACCAGCTCTTTCGCCAGAACTTCTATCAGGTGTCTGGTAGCTCCGGTTTCATCTTCCAGTTGCTTACGCGTTTTCCTTCCGTCTCTGCGTACCAGTTCCACAATACGCGCCTTCAGTTGTTCCCTGTATTCAGGTGTAAAAACGTTTCCCATAAACGCCTCACTTTTCCGATACAACGCGACTGGTGGAATCGACAATCTGTCGGACAATATCCCGGTGTTTATTCAGCTCCCGCAGTGCTGCGCAGACGCGCTCCCACTTCTGGACACGGTTTTTTGCCCGGCGCAATTCGCGGTTTGCCAGATGCAGCGATGGCAAAATCAGGTCATCGGCTTGTGTTTCGGTGAACGATGGCAGCGACTGCACAATGTCCGCCACAGTTCCTGTTTTAATTTCTTCCGGTATTGCAGCTTCCGGCGCTGGTAACGCAACACCAGATGGCTGAGGAAAGGCTTTACCACCATTTCCCGTTACCGATGCGGCTTTCGGCTCTGCTGGTAAATTATCGTCCGGCATGCAGTAACGAAATTTACCGTTCTGATTTACACGAATCAGACGCCCTTTGCTGATTGCCTGAGCCAGCGTTGAAGCCACTTTGCGTGATGTGGTACCGAACAACGTAGCCAGTTCATCCGCCGTTTGTGGTCCGCGTTGTTCAATCGTCGCGGTTAAAATCGCACTCTGAGATTTTCGCTACTGTTGCTGTGGTGGTTTCTTCCGGCAGTTCTGCCTGCATTGGCTGTTCCTGCTGAACGTTGTTATCAGCCACACGCCAGGTGTACGCGCTTTTATCAACAAAACCAGCATTTTTCAGTTCCCATAGTTCGTTAAGCACTTCTTCACGACTGATATCAAGTCGCGCCGCAAGTTCTATGGATGTGGCTTTTCCCATTGCTTTCAGTGCGTCAAAAACAGTCTCCATTAAATTTTTCTCCCGGTAAAAATCACTTCGTGATTCCTGGCTGGACGACATTCGGGCGCCAGCTTTCCCAGTTAAAATTCACCCAGCGTCCGCCGTTCATGGTCATGCGATCCATAATCCGCTCACCGAGCAATGTTTTCATGGCCTCATAGTTCAGGTTTGTCAGCATTCCCACGCTACGCATCGACGCTGTCCGTCGATCAATAATCTGGTGCAGTACCACCTGCTCGTTTTTCGTCTCACGCTGAATGCCAATTTCATCAAGAACCAGCAGATCCACTTCGCACAGTTCCCGCAAAAATTTTTCGCCTGACTGCCCGTCGTCATAGCTGGCGTGCAGGGCACTCATAACATCAGCCACAGTAACCACTATCACTGTCTGGCCGTCTTTCAGCAGGCGATTTCCGATAGCCGCCGCCAGATGGTTTTTCCCGGTACCAGGTTTTCCACTGAACGCGAAATTTGTACACCCGGTCATCAGTTCATCGGCGATGGATTTTGCCTGGCTTAACGCGTATCGCTGACCGTCGTTCTGCACCTGGTAATTCGCAAACGAGCATTTGCGGTGCAACGGCTGGATGCCAGAGCGATTCAGGATTTTTTCAACCCGCAACTGACGATTCAGGCGGTTGATCTCCTCGCAACGTTTCTGGCCTTCAGCAAGTTGCCACTCGCGCCACTCCGCAACCGTTCTGAATGGGGCGGTTACATGTGGTGGGGTCAGTCTGCGGATACGTTCCAAGACGCCTCCTGTCGCAATATTTTTCATGGTTCGTTACCCCCTGAAGCCTGGCGGGATCGCACTGTCCGGCAACGAGACGGTGTTAACCTGCCGAGGCAACGTCTCCGGTCGAACGCCTTTCGGCGCGAACAAGCCCTGGTATTCGTTGGCGATGCTGTGTCGAATCACCTGCTCAGGGGTAAAACCCTGCTGGCGGAATTTTTCCAGTTCCCGTATCGCCCCGTTAGCGCCCTGCTCCGTTCGAATCGGTTTTCGCAATGCCTGCCTGAACCGGACCCACTCATGCCAGAGTGTTTCCGGCAACCAATCGGGCAACTCAATAGCCTCCGGCTCGAATTTTTTAGATGCTCGTTTTTGGCGAGGGGGATTTAGGGGGAGATCAGTATTTATATCTTCCTCTTCCTCTTCCTCTGGTAACGCTTTTTGATCCGTTTGTGTAACGCTGGCAGCGTTACCTTTTCGTTTCAGTTCGCGTATTTTTGTAACCCTCTCGTTTGTAATCGCCCGTTTTTTAGAGCTTTTTCCGTTATGACGTTCAAAGTTAGGTAGAGAAAGCCCACCGTTATTTTCGACCAGCCATCCAACCTGAATTAACGCATCAGCAAAACCAGCCATAAAAGTGATGCGATCTATTGCACTTTTTGTAACGCTGCGAGCGTTACACTCTGCGTTACCGTCTATCATTTGTTGATCCGCCCATGCCCAGAAGCGAATGACTTTCCCTAATGCGGCATCTGGATCAATATTCAGAATCTCAGCAAGCCTGAATATTTCCGGCTTATCCGGCGTAATAACCTCGAGCTTTATCCAGTTTGAAGCCATATTGTTTTCACCTTGTAACGCTGTAAGCGTTACATTTAACTGATACCGAACAAAACAGTCCGGCACGATTAATTTCAATCAATGCACTACGACAGAGTCGCCGGGCGACCCGCCGCCGCTGAAATGTGCTTTACGATAAACGGCCTGGACTGCATCATCATGCGCATCAATTGCCGTACTCAACGCTTCCTGCGCCGCCAGTAATGCACGGCGTTCCAGGGTATCGAAGATGCAGAGTCGGTGACGCAGCTCGCGCGGAAGAATTGCCAGAACCGCAGGGATCAGTTTCTGAATTTTTTCCCTTTGGGCTTTCGTTTCACCTTTCAACCAACGGTGATAGATATTCTGCTGATTGTTCCAGTCCTTGCCAGGCACCAGGGGCAATTCGCCGCCCCCCTGGCGCAGATATTCTTCAGTAATTGCATTGGCAACCCATGCCTGCCCTTTTTCAGATGCCATGGCCAACAACACTGATTCGATATGCTCATGCCTGATTTTCATGAATCAACCGCTCCTATGCTGTTTTCGCTATGCTTACCGTCTGGGGGGAATACATCGTCAAGTCCACAATGAGCGCCAAGCCGATTAAGGGTAGAAACAATTTTTCTGCACTCCTCTAGTCCAGGGGTACGAAAATTTGCTTCGTAATTTGCCAGTCGGCTTTGTATCCACCCTAACTGAACAGCGAGTTGTCTTTGAGACAGACCAAGCTGTTTTCGATATGTTGAAATTTTGTTCATTGAAAACCTCCGATGACAATTTTAAACACACATTGTGTTATACGATCAAGCTGTTTTGTGTTTTATATAAATCACGAATCGTGATACAAGGATGCAATGGAAAAAGAAAACGAAAAAATTGCCGCTAGTAGGCTCAATGACAAAATTGCAATGCGTCTTAAAGAGCGCAGGCAGAAGCTCGGTTTATCTCAAGGAAAACTTGCTGAAATCTGCGGATGGACGCAATCGCGTATAGGTAACTATGAGGCGGGCAGCAGAAATGTTGGAGTGCATGATGCTGTCGTATTGGGAAAGGCACTTGGCATATCTCCTCCTGAGCTCCTCTTTGGAGAACAGGAATCTTCTGAATTGTGGTTAAATGAATCCCAACGAAAACTTCTTGAGTTGTTTAACCAGCTACCGGGCTCAGAACAACAACGAATGATTGAGCTATTTGAAGTCCGGCTAAAAGAAATCGATGAGTATGTAGAAAAATATTTGAGAGGCAGGCTTAAAGATAATCCCCCACCGGAGTAATGATCTTGATATCACAGTAATATGCCAATCAGCCCGCTATCAGCGGGCTTTTTTGTACCATCATCATATGACATCCACCACAAAACACATTTCGTGTTGACACACGAAAACACATTGTGTTTAATAAGCATATCCAAACAACGCCCCACCAGAGAACGGCAGGACAATACCTTGAGTTATCCAGCCACTGAACAGGGCTAAGTAGCCAGCCTGAGGCATACGAACATGACGGCTGTTGTTGATTGATACAAAGCGCAGTAGATAAAACGTTCCGCTACCCGGCGTTAATGGGAGAGATAAGATGGTGCATTACGAAGTAGTTCAGTATTTGATGGATTGTTGCGGTATCACTTACAGCCAGGCTGTGCAGGCTTTACGTAGCAACGACTGGGATCTCTGGCAGGCAGAAGCCTCTATCCGCAACAACAAGATGTGAGGGTTTCCAAAATGCAAAAAATCGACCTCGGCAACAACGAATCCCTGGTGTGCGGCGTGTTACCCAACCAGGACGGTATGTTCACCACGATGACGTATACCAAAAGCAAAACGTTTAAAACCGAAGCTGGTGCCAGCCGATGGTTGGAGAAGCACACAGTAAGCTAACGATTAAAACCTCTACTCCTGCTGTTCCAGAATAACTTCATAAAATGGGAGTATTTTTCGGTGACGAGATAATAAGAACAGTTTGCGCTATCACTCTGATGTTGAATGATGCCCTTCCGTTCTAATTTTTTCATAACCGGGTTACGGCAAGGAGAAATGATAATAAGATTTCCTGTTTTAAGGAAATCTTTAAATACAGCGATTTCTTTCTCAGATAAACGAAGCAATACTCGTTGCTCTGGTAGTAATGAATAATGCTTTTGAATATGCGCTCGCAATCTTGAGAAGGAAATGGCGACCACAAAAGAAAAGGCAAAAACGATAATCTGAAACAACCAAGGTATTTCAGTATAAGTATTGAATGCGACAACAAACTCTTTCGGCATCAACCAGAGAGTGAGGCCAAAAATAATAATCGTGTACATAAGTCTTTCGATGTGGCTCATTAGCAAAAAGTTTCAACAATGGAGTAAATACATCCAACATATCAATAACTCTCGACTGTAAGGGTATTGAAATGTTAACACAAGCTCTCGCTGTAGGGGTATAGCAGAGACCACCGAAGCCCGGAGGTGGTGAAATAAAACCGGGCACAACACGAAGGCGCATTTCCGGTATCCATAAAGAGTCGGTCTTGTCTGTTAAATTTAAATGGTGGGAGTGCGCCTCCGGTTGTAAATAACGACATTGCTGTGTGTAGTCCTGGCGGCATCAGTTTTTTCTTGAAGTTTGGCTGATGTCCGCCCTTTTTAAAGTGAATTTTGTGATGCGGTGAATGCGGCTAAGCGCACGCGGAACAGTTAAAGCTAAAAACAGTGTTATGGGTGGATTCTCTGTATCCGGCGTTAATTGTTAACTGGTTAACGTCACCTGGAGGCACCAGGCACCGCATCGACAAAATTCATTTGTAAAAATGGAGATAATTATGATTACTCATCACTTCGGAACTGATGAAATACCACGTCAGTGTGTAACTCCTGGCGATTATGTTCTTCATGAAGGCCGGACATATATCGCCTCGGCAAACAATATAAAAAAGCGAAAACTTTATATTCGTAGCCTGACCACAAAAACATGCATTTCTGACTGCATGGTTAAAGTCTTCCTCGGTAGTGATGGTTTACCTGTAAAAGCAGAGTCATGGTGATGGATAAGAAAATAAAATGTGCTTACCACCTTTGCAAAAAAGACGTTGAAGAAAGCAAAACTATTGAAAGAATGCTTCATTTCATGCACGGAACTTTATCAAAAGACGAACCGAGAAAATATTGCAGTGAAACTTGTGCCGAAAAAGACCAGATGGCACACGAACTTTAATTAACTGACTATTCGAAACTGAATTTATGCCAGCAATGGCAGGGATTCGCTCAACCTTAATTAAGGAGAAAAACATGATTACCAATTATGAAGCCACTGTTGTAACTACTGATGACATTGTTCACGAGGTCAATCTGGACGGAAAGCGTATTGGCTACGTGATTAAAACAGAAAATAAAGAAACCCCATTCACTGTGGTTGATATCGACGGCCCATCAGGCAACGTTAAAACACTTCATGAAGGCGTCAAAAAAATGTGCCTGGTGCACATTGGAAATAATCTGCCAGCAGAAAAAAAAGCTGAGTTTCTGGCAACTCTGATTGCAATGAAATTAAAAGGTGAAATTTAAAAAAAAGAAAGCCTGCACAGTGTACAGGCCTGAGTGAAAAACCTGGGACATTTATTCATCACTCGCACTAAATTTTAATCTGAGTTGAGGTTAAAAAACAATGAGCACTGACAAACAAAATTTTGCGTTACATTGCGACGCGAAAAATGAGGGCGCAAGAAAACGCCTCGGCATCAAAGGCGGCTTCTTCTGGACAGAGGCAAAAAAACTTTCTGTTGCGGTTTCACGCTGCATTGCTGCAATGGACGATGCAGGCTACGACGAAGATGATTTTAAAAAACCTGTTCGCGTAAATTTGCCCGTTGTTGATGACCTTCCGCCAGAAGGCGTATTTGATACGGAATTCTGCAACCGTTACGAAAAAGGCGGTGAAGATGGCATTACAATGGTATTTATCGCGCCATCACACTCTGTTCAGGACAAACCAGCCAGCACTGACAACACCAACGTCAACGGCGAAGATATGACTGAGATTGAGGAGAATATGCTACTCCCGATTTCAGGTCAGATTCTGCCTGTTCGCTGGCTGGCACAGCACAGCAGCGAAAAACCGGTAACGCACGTTTCACGGGAAGAACTGCGCGCATTACATAACGCACAGGATGAAAAACTTCCCGCAGTTACAGCGCTGGCCATCTCAAATAAAGCAGCGCAACTCGAACCGCTGGAGATTCGCGATCTCCACAAACTGGTTCGTGACACTGACAAAGTTTTCCCTAATCCTGGTAATTCAGATCTGGGACTGATGACTGCTTTTTTCGAAGCATACCTGGGCACCGACTACACCGATCGAGGTCTGCTGACAAAAGAGTGGATGAAAGGGAATCGTGTTTCACGCATCACCCGCACGCCCTCCGGTGCTAATGCTGGCGGCGGGAACAAAACTGATCGCGGTGAAGATTTCGTCCACGATCAGGCTTCGCTGGCACGCGATGTTGCGACTGGCATTCTGGCCCGTTCAATGGATGTTGATATTTATAACCTTCATCCGGCACACGCTAAACGTATTGATGAAATCATCGCAGAGAATAAGCCGCCCTTTTCTGTTTTCCGTGACATATTCACTGCTATGCCTGGGGGATTGGATTATTCCCGCGCCATCGTGGTTGCATCCGTGAAAGAAGCACCTATCGGTATTGAGGTTATTCACGCGCACGTCACTGAATATCTGAACAAGGTGCTGATTGAAACCAATCACGCCAATCCTGATCAGGAAATCGTGGATATTACTTGCGGCCGTTCCTCAGCCCCAATGCCACAGCGTGATACAGAAGAAGGAAAACAAGGTGAAGAAAAACCACAACCATCTGGCGCAATGGCAAATGAACAGGCAACGCCTGAAACAGTGGAACCGGATACAACTGAACATCATCAGAACACGCAGTCGATGGATGCTCAGCCACAGGTAAATTCTGTTGATGCGAAATATCAGGAACTGAGGGCAGAACTCCATGAAGCCCGGAAAAACATTCCGCCCCAAAATCCTGTCGATGCAGACAAATTACTGGCTGCCTATCGCGGAGAATTTGTTGAAGGGATTAGCGACCCGAATGATCCGAAATGGGTTAAGGGGATCCAGACTCGCGATTCTGTGTACCAGCATCAGCCAGAAACGGAACAGAACGACCAGAAAGCTGAACAGAACAGCCCAAATACGCAACAAAACGAGCCAGAAACGAAACAGTCTGAGCCAGTAGTGCAACAACAGGAAACGGAGAAAGTTTGCACCGCCTGCGGTCAGGCTGGAGGAAATAGCTGCCCTGACTGTGGTGCAGTGATGGGAGACGCAACGTATCAGGAAACCTTTAATGAAGAAAATATGGATGAATCTCAGGAAAAAGATTCGGAGAAAATGGAAGACGATAAACATCCGCACAAGGAAAACACTGGCAACCATCCGCATCACAATTGCAGTGATGAAACTGGTGAAGCGTCAGCTCCTGTAGCAACTGAAATCATGTGGCCGTCATATTTCGAGCCTGGTCGCTATGAAAACCTCCCGAACGAGGTTTATCACGCCGCCAACGGAATAAGCAGCACGATGCTGAAGGATGCCCGTATCAGTTTGATGTATTACCACGGGCGGCACATTGCCGGAACTATTCCGTGTGAAGAAAGTGATGCATTGCTACGTGGGCGGATCATTCACAGCTATGTTCTGGAAACGGATAAATTCTCTGATGAATATGCCATTCCGGTACCGGTTCCTGAAGATGTGGTTGCCACTTCTCAAGAACTGATCGCCATTATTAAAAAACACAATGCCAGTTTGCCAGCACTGATGACGCCAGAGCAGATAAAAGAGTGGATCGAAAACTACAACAGCACTCTTATTCAGCCACTGTCGGTAAGTGCTGGAGCCGAAGAAACAGGCATTCTTTACGGCTCGCTCCCGGAGGAATTCCGGCGTATTCCAGAAGGAGAAAAACACACTGCATCAGCAATGAAAGCCTGTATTAAAGAATACAACGCAAGCCTCCCCTCTCTACTGAAAACCAGTGGAACACGGGAGCAACTTCTGGAGCAAATTGAAACTGTAGATCCAGAACTGGCAAAAAAGAACGGGCTAAATCTTTGCCTTACAACATCAGTGGTACAAAAGAGCAATTAACCGAAATCGCCCGGAAAATTCGCCCGGAACTGGTAACACTGGAGGACTGGCAAAAACGCCAGCAAGAAGAAAATGCAGGAAAAACGTTTATCAGTCCAGATATGTATGAACAGGCAAAAAATATTCACGCGGCACTGCAAAACAATACTGACGCGGCAAGACTACTCAACCACCCGGATCGCAAATCTGAAATCAGCTATTTCGGGTTTGATGAAGAAACCGGGCTGGAAATCAGGGTCCGCCCTGATATCGAAATCCGACTGCCATACGAAAGCATCTGCGCCGACGTGAAATCAGTAAGCTTCGGTTATGTGCGGCAAGAACGACTAAAAGATCGCTTACACCGTGAAATTATTGAACGTGATTATCACCTGAGCGCCGCAATGTACTGCGATGTGGCAAACCTGGATAAATTTTTCTGGGTCTTCGTCAATAAGGATGCTGGCTATCACTGGGTGGCAGTTGTGGAAGCTTCGCAGGAACTCCTTGAACTTGGTCGCCAGGAGTATCGCCGGACGCTACGCCAGATAAACGAAGCTCTGGAGACAAACAACTGGCCAGCACCAATTACCGAAAGTTATACCGACGAATTAAACGACTTTGATCTTCGTCGTCTTGAAGCACTGAGCATCTGAGGAAGGACACAATGAACGAATTAACTCAACAAGAAAATATTAACTCTAACGTTGCGGTTTTCAGCCCTCAGTCCCTGGCTGCAATTCAGACATTTTCTCAGGTAATGGCTTCCGGCATGGCTACTGTACCGGAACACCTCCGGGGAAATCCATCAGACTGTATGGCCATCACCATGCAGGCGATGCAGTGGCAAATGAACCCTTACGCAGTAGCTCAGAAAACTTTCGTTGTGAATGGTGTGCTCGGATATGAAGCGCAACTGGTTAATGCCGTAATCAGTACCCGTGGACCGCTAACCGGGCGTATTGAATATGACTGGTTCGGACCGTGGGAAAAAATTATCGGGAAATTTGAAATCAGGAAGAACGATAAAGGGAAAGAATATCGCGTACCTGGATGGAAGCTGGCCGATGAAAACGGGATCGGAGTTCGTGTCCAGGCAACGCTACGTGGAGAGAGCAAACCACGCGTACTTGAGTTACTTCTGGCGCAGGCCAGAACACGTAACTCAACGTTATGGGCCGATGATCCTCGCCAGCAACTTGCCTATCTGGCACTAAAACGCTGGGCACGCCTTTATTGCCCTGAAGTGATTCTTGGAGTGTACACCCGGGACGAACTGGACGAACCACAGGAAAAAATCATTAATCCGGTTCAGGAACATAAAAACACATCCGCCTGCCGTGCGGAACGTGAAACAACAATTATTGAGCAGGATGCCGGGGAAAACTGGATCGATGCTTTCCGTGAACGTATTGAGCAAGCACAAAGCACCGAAGAAACAACGGCACTTCGCCAGGAAGTAGAAGCTCATAAAAATACACTTGGTGCTCTCTACACAGAACTTAAAGGAAAAGTGGTTCAGCGTCATCACCGTCTTAATGCTATTGCCCGTATTGAGAAGATGATAAATGACCTGCCTTCATCAGGTGATCCAGAAGCAGAACAAAAATTTACGGCTCTGGAAAACACGCTGAATGCTGTACGACCACATTTAGGAGAATTATATGAGGCGTATAAAACGACACTGACAGACCTGAAACCAGAATATATCGGCTCCTGATATTTACCATGGCGGTGTAGCCTCGCCGCCATCGCAAAATTATATATTTATGAGAGAAAAGACAATGCGATATGAAAAAGTTAAGCCATGTCCGTTTTGTGGTTGTCCATCTGTAACAGTGAAAGCCATTTCAGGGTATTACCGGGCAAAATGCAACGGCTGCGAATCCCGAACTGGCTATGGTGGAAGTGAGAAAGAAGCCCTCGAAAGATGGAATAAACGAACCGCTGAAAATATTAATGGAGGCATCTATGTATAAAATTACCGCCACAATTGAAAAGGAAGGTGGTACTCCTACTAACTGGACAAGATATTCAAAATCTAAACTAACGAAATCAGAATGCGAAAAAATGCTCTCAGGGAAAAAAGAAGCAGGCGTTTCCAGAGAGCAAAAAGTAAAACTGATGAATTTTAATTGCGAGAAACTTCAGTCCTGGTAAGTTGCATTGTATTCAAATTAAAACTTCATAGCTGATTATTAATAATCAACGCCGGGCGTCAATTTCTGTCTAATATTGTCGCCCGCCAGAGGTGATGCGATGGCACAAGTGATCTTTAATGAAGAGTGGATGGTTGAATACGGTCTGATGCTTCGTACTGGTCTGGGGGCCAGACAAATTGAAGCATATCGCCAGAACTGTTGGGTGGAAGGCCTCCACTTCAAACGAGTATCTCCTTTAGGTAAGCCAGACAGCAAGCGAGGGATTATCTGGTACAACTATCCGAAGATAAATCAGTTTATCAAAGACTCATAATATGTCTAAATTACCAACAGGTGTCGAGATTCGAGGTAAATACATTCGCATCTGGTTCATGTTTCGAGGGAAACGATGTCGGGAAACATTGAAAGGCTGGGAGGTTACTAACAGTAACATTAAAAAGGCCGGGAGTTTAAGAGCATTGATAGTTCACGAAATAAATTCCGGCGAGTTCGAGTATTTAAGACGTTTTCCCCAGTCCAACACCGGGGCAAAAATGGTGACAACGAGGGTCATAAAAACATTCGGAGAGCTTTGTGATATCTGGACAAAAATTAAAGAGACAGAGTTAACAACAAACACAATGAAGAAAACAAAATCACAATTAAAAACCCTCAGGATAATCATTTGCGAGAGTACCCCAATATCACATATTCGTTATAGCGATATCTTAAGCTACCGAAATGAACTGCTGCATGGAGAAACGCTTTACCAGGATAATCCAAGAGTCAACAAAAAAGGAAGAACCGTGCGCACAGTTGATAACTATATCGCCCTGCTATGTTCGTTGTTACGTTTTGCGTATCAGTCGGGATTTATATCAACCAAACCATTTGAAGGAGTAAAAAAATTACAGCGAAACAGAATAAAGCCTGATCCGTTATCTAAAACAGAATTCAATGCATTAATGGAAAGAGAAAAAGGACAGAGTCAAAACTTGTGGAAATTTGCTGTTTACTCCGGGCTTCGTCACGGGGAACTGGCAGCCCTGGCGTGGGAGGATGTGGATTTCGAGAAGGGAATTGTGAATGTCAGAAGAAACCTGACGATACTTGATATGTTCGGTCCTCCAAAAACAAATGCCGGGATCCGAACGGTAACATTACTGCAGCCTGCTCTTGAAGCACTGAAGGAGCAATACAAACTGACCGGACATTATCGCAAAAGCGAAATCACCTTTTATCATCGGGAGTATGGCAGAACCGAAAAGCAAAAACTGCATTTTGTTTTCATGCCCAGGATGTGTAACGGAAAACAAAAACCTTATTACTCGGTAAGCAGTTTGGGGGCGAGATGGAATGCAGCAGTAAAACGTGCTGGTATTCGCCGCCGTAATCCGTACCATACGCGACATACTTTTGCCTGTTGGCTGTTGACGGCAGGAGCGAACCCGGCATTTATAGCCAGCCAGATGGGGCATGAAACTGCGCAGATGGTGTATGAAATTTACGGTATGTGGATTGATGACATGAACGACGAACAGGTAGCCATGTTGAATGCGCGGTTATCGTAG